CCATGCTTGGAGTTCCGGCAGTGCTGACTTATGGTGGTCGATTACTGTGAGATCGGGGTAGATTGACGCTATCCCTTCGAGGATGTGCGTTTTGTAAGAGAAGTCCACAATGAAGACCTTATCCGGCCCAAAATCTCTTAGTGCTTCCCACGGTACATCCTGTCCATACTGTACTGGAATAAAGAGCAGTTCGCAGGTATCCTTGAGTGCTTTCCAGATACTAAATGCTGCGCCGAAGCCATCTGCATCTGCGTGCCGCAGGACTGCGACCCTCTTTTTTACTTGCTCGGTTTTTTCCATTCTGATCACCCTTTTTAAATGGGGGGTGAGTCGCCCCACCCACCCCTCTCTTTAGATTCTTACAGCCCCAACGAGTTAATCAGGTCATCATCGGACGGTCCTGCGGAAGCGCCGGCCGTAGGTTGTACAGTAGCGCCCAGACCAAGATCACCGCCCAGGCCGAGGTCTATATTGTTGGTCGTCGCCTTGGCCGCAGCTTCAGCGGCAGCTTTCTCTGCGTTGGCCTTCTTGGTGGCGGCAGCCTTCTCGGCAGCAGCCTTTTTCTTATCGTCCTCGACCTTAGCCTTCTCGGCAGCCAGATCCACGACGTTTTCTTTGTGTTCGACCTGCTGCTGTACTGGCGGTGCCGCCTGGGCGGTACGTGGTGAGCAGATGTCCACGACTTCAGGGGTACTAATCATCTTGACAATGGCACCTAACTGGTTCTCAGCCAGCATCCCACCGAAGGCGAAGGTCAGCTTGTAGGCGGTGTCGCCCTGCTCGAAGCCGACGATGGTGATTACGGCCGGCAACGGCAGACCTTTGGTAGTGAGCTGGTTGCAGTATGAGTCCCACGACTTGAGCGATGCCGGAGGAGCTGCGAAGCGGTAGGCCGAACCAGCGGCATACATAGCCAGTACCTTGCGATCGGCGCAAGCCTTGCCACCTGTCGCGTTGCCTGAGGCGTCCGTGCCGGAGCCAAAGACGTTCTGAGGGCAGGAGGCGCAGTTGTCGCACTGCTTGAGGCGGCTGTCAGCGTTAGGCTTGATGCCGTCGTCGCTGGAGCAGTCAGGAGCTTGGGTTTCTTGTCCAGGCATGAACTTGGTGGCGTACCACGCCTTCTCTTTGCCGGGCTTGGCTTTGAGGATAACCGCCTGGAGCTGCGGTACAGGCATCCCGACGATCCCTGCGGCGCGGTTGGCGTCGTTATCTGGGAAGGTGATAGTGACTTCTTCGCCGTCCTGCTTCTTCACGAAACGGCCCTTGTCCGCGACAATTGAGGGAGGCATAGGCTTGGCGGTGCCGGAGAGGGCGTCCTGATTGATCAGGGCGAGGGCAGGGTTGGCGGCGATGAGTGCTGCGAGGTACGACGGTGCTGCTTCTGGGAGCATTGGTAGGCTCATGGGTAAATCTCCTTTTTGTGGTTCCTGCTGTGCAGGATGGTTAATTTAATTGGGTGCGGTCGAGGGGCTTTGTTAAACTACTGGTTTCCACCCTATGCTGGTAGGCTTTCCAACCGCACCCAAACTAGGTTAAATTGAATTGGGTGAGAGGTACATCAAGGGTACAGCCGACGCCCCAGAAAGCCGCCCATGCTTCGTCGGGATCACATGGAAAGCCCCCTCACCCAAGCTGATTATTTCGCTTTCCTCACACCTACACACTGGACGGCGACGTAATTCACGCCTGCTGGCGGCGTGTTTGGTCTGCTACCATCTTTGGCCGGCTCACCCATCAACTCAAGGATCGCCTCTTTTCTGACCGCCTTGGTGAGCAGCTCCAGGTGCATGTTGTTGTGTATCTCTTCGGTAATTCTTGCAACCGTCTCAGGTAGTGGCTCAAACCCTAGCGCTTCGGCGACGGCGACAGCGGCGTCCTTCAACATATTCTGGTCCACGAACATCTCGAAGTCCTGGCAGGTCACAGATTCTTTCCGTGTCTTATAGACAGTGCCGGCGCTTGTCTTGATCCCCTCGCCCACGCTGTTCAGCATTTTGAGCAGCCAGCTCTCGATCTTGGTCTGGTTCATGGCGATGGACTCTTTTGCCTTCTCGGTAGCAGCCTTGCCGTCACGACCATTGACAAAAAGATCTGTGAAAAACTCAAATGCCTCAATGCCGGCACGCTCCAGAAGTGCAGCCTCTCTCTTGGCTTGGAATTCCTCAATCGTCCTGAGTTCCTCGGCGTGGTGCTTCTTCATCTCTTTGATTACTTCGCGGTCAGCGAGGTATTTCTGGATAATGGCTGGTACGATTGGGTCGCTCATTTTAACACCTCCTTTTTTGAGTAGCGCGGCATACATCGTAAAAGCGGCGATCATCCTACTCGTTAGGGTTTAGTTTCGCCCACTCTTCTTTTGTATATTCTGTGCGGTACCTCTTGTAAATAACCTTACTAAATCATAAACCGCATGTCAACATCTTTTTGTAAAGTATTTTATATTTATTTCGTGAAGCAGAGAAACAGCCAGATAAACAAACCGATCAGTAAACCCCACACCCAGCACGTTACGAGAAATTCGATCATGGTCAGTACCTCTCAAAAAGGTCTTCGAGAATTTTTTGTTGCTTGTCAGTCAAGTAGGGTAGCGGGCCGTGCAATTTGGTGTGCACTGTCTCGATAAAACCCTCAACCCAGCCGTTGTCGATACACCCTCTTGCCATCTGGTCGTACAGCTTGTCGATCATCAATTTGTTCCTAGCATCAACCATCACTTCACCCCCTTAGAGAATAGTTCACAGACCACATCTTGCAACTTACGCTTCTCTCTTAGTGCTTGGAATATCATCCTCTCTTGCCTGGTCGCCGTTATGTGCATGATGTCAATCTTAACCTTCTGCGCTCCACCGTCTATACGGCAGTTTGCTTGACCGTACTGGTCGGCGTTGGCGTGCGCTGAACCCCAGATTATCAAACTTGCGGACGCCAGCTCAAGGCCGTGGGCCATACATGCAGGATGTGCCACCAGGACGTGCGGATCTTTTTCGCGCTGGAAGTCACTGAATATCTTAGCTCTTGCTCCTGCGCTGACACCGCCATCTACCACTGCTACCGACCATTTTTTCTTCAGTTCTCGGGCGTAGGCGTTGAGTGCTGCCGTGAATGGTAGAAACAAAATTACCTTCTCGTTATTCTCCTCGATAGCGTCCTCGATGACCTTCAGCCTCGGCCCGAAGTCGATCTCCGCGATCTCCCCTCCGGTGCCGATCACAGCTCCTAGAGAGGCCTGGATTATCTTAGAGATAAGCACTGCTGCGTTAACCGCTGTAACTACGTTACCCTCTATGTCGGTTACAGCTTGCTTCATCAGCTCGTTTAGATGTTTGGCTTGCTGCGGCGACAGCTCAGTATGCCGCTCGATAAGCTGCGGCTCCATGTCAGTGACGACATCGCGGGTGAATCTGATTGCTGGGGAGAGGCACTTCTTGACAATCTCCTCGTGACCCCTCCGGGGCACCCATTTAAAAACTCCGAACTGCTGCATGACAGTGTTCTTAAAGTGCGTAAAATGTCCGGTGAAGTTCTCCGGCTTGATCAGCTTCATCTGGCCGTAGGCATCGGTCGGTGCGTTGGGTGTGGGTGTGCCAGTTAATCCCCAGGCGGTGCGTTCCGGTGTGATGATTGACTTCATTGCCTTCCAGCGTTTCGTCTTAGCATTAAACATGGTCCTGATTTCATCGATCACTACATGGGTGATATCTGATCTGGAGCGCAGCTCCTCTTGGATTATCTCAATACCATCAAAATTCACGAGGTAGATATCGTGCTCTTGTTTGAGTAACGCCCTGCGTTTGTCGGCTGACCCATGAAGTACAGCGTGTTTTTTTCGCGGGAAGTTATACCAGACTGACTCCCCCCAGACGATCTCCAGTGTCGAGAGCGGCGCCACCACAAGACACCGCCCGATAGCACCTATTTTCTGGAGGTAATCTATTGCCCACAGGGTGGACATGGTTTTACCAGTCCTGGGTTGGTTGAGGCAGAAACACCTAGGGTTTAGTGTGAGAAATTCGGCAGTGTCCACTTGCCACCAGTATGGTGCGCGTCCAGGGATGATAGGCCAATCATACTCGCTCCTGATCGGACTAGGAGCCTCAATTCCGATGTTTCTGAGTAGCCTGGCGGCGTCCAGCGTGGCCGGCACGGCGTAGATGTTCTCCCCTGATACCTCGGCCTGCCTCACGTCGGGAAAGTAGTTCCTGAGCGCTTGAGCGTTGGGGGTGGAGAAGCATATCGAATTTTTTACTATTCGAGGGATCATTTATGCTTTCCTATAAATTTCCCTTTACCTGAAAGACGCCTTAAAGCATCTACATTGTCAGCACCCCAAGCTATCAGCATTGACCCACACCCTGCTCCGCTATCACCGGTTACGCCGAGACCATCTACAAATTTCACACGCCCTGACAGAAAGAGTATGGCATCTGCGTTGAAAACATAGTCGTGTGCCCACTTGCAGTCTGTTCTGGCAAATACAAGCGCAACACCATTTCGGTGCTCGTGCATCTTTCTGAGCCATGCTCCAGTGTGTTTTCCGTATGGTGGGTTGCACCACACCTTACCCTCCCGTGGGAGGGTAAGGCCATCTTGAGGTAGTGAGTATGTTTTAGTCGCAGGTATCCAAGGTATGCGTGTTGCAGGATGGCAAGGGTCTAGGTCAAACACCAAGCCCAACTCATCAAAAATCCATGCTGGTGTATACCAATCTACTGACTTATTGTTAGCGTCGTCGTGGGTGAATCCTTTTGCGCGCATCTTACACACCCCCTATGCTTCTATATTCAATATTAATGCCTGCGGCGACCGCTTCTGCAATGCCGTGCTCCATACCTTTCGATATACCTAAATCTGTGTAGACTATGCTCGCCTCCGCTACTCTTCTCCACGCTAAACCCGCGGTAGCCCTTGCTTCTGTTGGAGGAAGATGTGTTTGAG